ATGACTCTTCTAACGGTGCTCTTAAGACCCCGCACAAACAATCCGACGGGCCTCTGCGCTACGCTTACCATTCTTCGAGGCACCAATAACGAAGACGATTTCATTTACAATTATCTCGTCGGCACGGACGAGGGGAACACGGCTGTCCTAACGGGATTTTCGAGCGATAGGTTCAATACCTATAATATCACATACCAGTCCGATGTCCGGGCCTTTGTACCCCCAGCTAACGCTACGAGCATCACGGCCTATCACGAGACCTCCACCGAAATCATCGACGGAAATGACTATTTGGACGGAGGCCAGGGTAGCGACGCACTTTTCGGGGGCGGCGGAAACGACATTCTTGTAGGAGGAGCCGCATCTTTCACTGTTGGTATCGATGACGTGCTGTTCGGAGGCTGGGGGAACGATGTGCTCTTGGGCGGTAGCCCGGCGTCCCAAACAGACGGCGGCGACGATTATTTGAATGGCGGACCGGGAGATGACGTTCTATTCGGATTTCTAGGCAATGACACCCTCGATGGAGGCTCTAATCCTCAAGGTCAGAACTCCGATTTCGACGTCGCGTATTTCTCGGGCATAGCCAATGCAGACCCGTCCATATTTATACAATATGACACCCTAAAGAAATCGCTCACAATCGGCGGCGGCGCGACCAACGCAGCAGCAATTTTTCGAACCACAAATGGGATCGATGTACTTAGCAACGTAGAGGCCGTATCCTTTGGAACACCAGTCCTTAATAGTCCAACAGCGACGCTGTACCCAGCCTACACCAAATGGGGAAGCAGTAAGGCGTGGGGGACGTCTGGTGGCAACGTTACCGTAAGCCTAATGTCGGCAGGTGGCGTGTCGCTAGATTATTTTGATAGTGCAGAGCTCACGGGTCACCTGTCGGAGTCCATTAGTGGCTTTGGGTTAGCCGCTAGCCGCAACAACCTCATAACAGCCCTGAATGCATGGTCCGATGTTGCGGATATCAACTTTATATTGCGGCCAGATAATGATGCTGACGCACAGATCAAAGTGTATAAATCTCAATTTACACCCGGCTCTAACACCATAACTGACGGTGTTGGGAATCCCCCCAAGTACATCGGGAGTTTCACGAACGCCTCATTCATTACGCCTGGGCAACTTCATGAGACCGCACTATCCGGCGACATAGCTGTTAATAATTTTTCCGTTCCCCTGCTGCTCCACGAAGTCGGGCACGCGATTGGCCTCCGACATATGATCTTGTCAGACGGCCTGCCTGCCGTAATGGCGGACGGTAATGACGGCGGGGGAAATTTGCTGTCTCTACAGCCCGCAGATGTAACCTACGTTCAGCAACTGTATGGATCCAAATCACAAACGAGCGGAGCTGCTGTAGAAGGATACTTGAGTGGTGCCCACGTTTTCTTGGACAGTAACGGGAACGGTCTTCAGGATTCTGGTGAGCCGACTACGGTAACCGATTCAGCAGGAAGGTATATCATTGACGGGGTCGGTCAGTTGTATCTTTCGGGCGGGGTTGATGTTTCGACGGGCGTTGCATTTCTCGGTGAACTTCGAGCTCCAAGCGGGGCTCCATATATAACGCCTCTTACGACGATTGTCGTTGAGCTCGCTGAGCAAGGTGTCGTCAATCCGATGAATGTCGTCGCGGCGACGCTAAATCTTGGTTCTTTCGATATCATGACCACAGATCCACTTATCGCCGCTAAAGGCGGGGAAGCTGCGGCATTCATCCAAGGCGCTAAAATTTACAATACAGTTTCGCAGATCGCTTGCCTGATCTCTAGCGCTAGCGGTGGGTCCGTTGCAGATGCCACAATTGTCACATTCGATAAGCTCGCGGCACAAATTTCTATACTTCCCGTTGGTGAGACGTTCGATCTCTCAGACCAGGCAAGGGTGGAAGCACTAGTTGCCGCCGCTACGAGTGATCTACTTGATGCCGCTGCTAGAACCGGCCTTACAACTCTCGTGACCGCGCTGAACCAAGCAGTTGATCAGGTGCAAGCCGTGATTGACGGTGTCGGCCTCGTCGCTGCGATTCAAGCCATCGAGAAGGTGGCACAGGGCGCGGTATCGAGCGCCCTTTCATCTTCCGGCGGTAACGCCACAATAGTTCAGTCGATTGTGGACAGCTTCACTGGAGCGAATCTCACGGCGGCTATTTCAGCTGCAGCGAGTTCCCTCGGTGACGTCGATGGGCCCAACTTCCAAAATGCCCCACTTGCCGCAAGTGACACCGCCTCAACGCCGAGTGGTGTGGAACTTGTGCTTCCAGCCTCTGTAGTGCTAGGCAATGATACCGATCCCGACAAAGATCCCCTCGCAGTCACGGGCGCAGCGTCAGGGGTGAACGGAATAGCAAGTTTCAACGAAGCTACCGCGACACTCCACTTTGTTCCAACCGTCGGCTATGTGGGTCCAGCCAGCCTCAGCTATTCGATCAGCGACGGGCACGGAAACGCCGCAGTCGGCACTGTGAACGTCACGGTTGTCGGCGCAGTGAACGCCAATCCGGTCGCCACTGCTGACAACTTCGCTACAGGTGAGAACACCGCGCTCACCGGCCTCTCAGTGATCAGCAACGACAGCGATCCCGACGGTAACTCCCTGGCTGTCTCGGCGGTCAACGGCTCGGCCGCCAATGTTGGCAGCCAGATCGCGCTCGCCTCAGGCGCGCTGCTTACGGTAGGCGCCGACGGCAGTGTAGCGTACGATCCGAACGGAGCCTTTGAGGGCCTCAATGACGGGCAGTCGGCCGCCGATGACTTCAGCTACGAGGTGTCCGACGACCATGGCGGCAGCGCCACGGCAACCGCCACAATCACTGTCAATGGCGTCACCGATGTGCCGGTGAACCACCCGCCTGTGGCCGTGCATGATGCGCTAAGCGTCAACGAGAACGGTCCGATGGGAAGCGGAAACCTGCTCGACAACGATAGTGATCCGGATGGAGATTCGTTGACGGTCTCCGAAGTCAATGGCTCACCCGCCAATATCGGGTCACAGGTGACGTTGCCCTCCGGCGCCAAGCTGGCGGTATCCGCCAACGGCAGCTACAGCTACGATCCGAACGGGGCGTTTGCGAGCCTTCAAACCGGTCAGACCGCAACTGACAGCTTCACCTACGCCATCAGCGACGGAAAGGGAGGAGCCAGTTCAGCGACTGCGAACGTAACAATTGCCGGAGATTCGAGCATTGCGGTCACAGACGCCGTTCAAGCGCTTCTTTCAGCCAACAGCGGAATCACGATCACTGCGGCCAGTTATGCCGGAGCCACAGCTGCACTCGCCAGCCTTCCAAGCGTCGATCTCGGCATGGTTGGCAGTGAATCACTCACACTAGGACCCAGCCTTCTGCTCAGCAGCGGCAACGCGTCGATCGGATCGACCAACACCAGCCCCGGATTCACTGGCAATAACGGCATGCCCGGCTATGGGCCCCTCGAAAGCGTGCTCACCGCAGCCGGCTTCTCAGCACTTACGCATGATGCGGCCGTACTCACCATTACGTTTACGGTGGCCGATCCCACGGCGACGACGATCAGCCTCGACGCGCTCTTCGGGTCGGACGAATTCCCAGAGTACATCAACAACTTCGTTGACATAGCCGGCGTGTTCGTCGACGATCAGGACTATGCATTCTTCGATGTCAACGAACCCTCCACGCCATTGAGCGTGCTGTCGCAGAACGTCTCAGGCGGCTACTTCTTGAACAACAGCACGGCGGCCGCCGCGGGCGTGCCTGTGACACCCTTGACCACAGAGTATGACGGCGTATCGCACAAGCTCACGATATCCGGAGCGCTCGACCCGACGAGAACGGTGCACACTCTCACGATCACGGTCGCGGATACCGGCGACTTCGTCTTGGACAGCGGGATATTCATCAGCAACCTGAAGGCTGGTACGGGGGAAGCCGGAATCAATCTTAGTCCCATTGCCACTGACGATGCGCTTGCCGTGAACGCGGCGGGGCCGGCGGTGACCGGCGCCCTGCTTGCCAACGACTCGGATCCCGACAGTGACGCGCTCGCGATCACCACCATCGCAGGCCTGTCAGTGGCTACCGGCGGAACCGTCGACCTCGCCTCGGGCGCCAAGGTGACGCTGAATGCAGATGGCACCATTACCTACGATCCGAACGGCGCGTTCTCGGGCATTCCGCCCGGTCAAAACAGCGCCGACCAGTTCACGTACACGATCTCCGACGGACAAGGCGGGACGGCTTCCGCCAACGTCGCTGTCGCGATTGCCGGATCCAGCATCAATCAGCCGCCGACGGTCCATGGCGATGCGTTCTCGACCAGCGAGCATACCGTCCTGGCGGGCAAGAACGTGCTCGCCAACGACAGCGACCCGGACAACGATGCTCTCGTGGTCGCGGCAGTGAACGGCTCGATCGCCGACGTCGGCAGACAGTGCAAGCGGATGGTACTGTTGCCTACGACCCCAACGGCGCCTTCGATCATCTCAACGACGGCGAGACCGCCACAGACAGCTTCACTTACGCCGCCTCAGACGGCAGCGGCGACGCCGCCACGGCGACAGCGACAGTCACCATCAACGGAGTAACTGACGAGCCCGTCTCGTCGCCGAGCATAGAACTTTCCAAGTCGGTGGAGATACTCCACGTCGACAAAATCAAGGCGCATTGCTTCGGACCTCACGAGAAGCACCATGATGGTCATGATCGTGACGGTGCTAACGTCGATGTGCACGCTAAGGTCGCCTACACTTTCGAGGTGCGCAATACGAGCTCCGACCCAGCCGATGCCGAGCTGAAGCTCGTTTCACTGATCGATGACAACGGAACTCCGAACAATCCTTGCGACGATTTCGACGTCGTCGACGTTCGCAAGGCGTTTGTCGGCGGGGACAATGACTGCGACGGCCTGGTCGATGTAGGGGAGACTTGGACGTTTCGCGTTACTGACAGGGTCCATCTCGAGTCCGGAACAGAGATCGTGAATTCAGCAGTGGCCAGTGCGCGCGATGCGGACGGCAATTTGGCCACCAGCATGGATCAAGCTAGTCTCGGGACAGACGACGTGGTGATTAACCACAAAGCTCACTCGGGCAGTCAAACCGAGCGCGGAGCGGAAGGCCTACGCGACTGCTTTGAGCTAAATGCCAACCACCATGGCACTGATACGATCCGAGACTTCCTGCTCGCAGACGGGGATGCGTTCGTCTTCAAAGGTACTCGTTTCGAGAACGCAAGCGTGGAAGACGGCTCGCTGGTACTCAAGGCAGGGGCGAATGACGACCTGACCATCTGGGCTAACGCTGACAAGGACGCAAGACTCGAAAAGATCGCCGTCATAAAGGACTTTTTCGATGACAATGCCGATGCGCTTGCAGGCCTCGATATCGACACGGAGGACCTGCATGGCAACCTGTGCCCCGATGTTGCCAAAGCGGTCCTCAATGCTATCGGGAACGACATGTACTGGGCTTAGAAGCTCCCAGCATTCTGCCAAGGTTGCGTGAATCTGCTTCTTTGAACATGTTCCACGCGCCAGTATCGAGGGATGCTGGCGCCTAACTTTGGGTTAAAATACGACTAGTGATAGCGAGCATCGGACGTCCGCTATACCCTCAGAAACAGACCTCGGCCCCAAACTAAGTAGAACCGTGGTAGATTGCCCCGCCTAAGTCAGGAAAAGGAGGCTCTCATGCCCGGTCCGCCGCCTGAACATCCACACCTCCGCCTGCTCAAAGGCAACCCCGGCAAGCGCACGGCGCGCAAGCCGCCTGAGCCTGCACGCACCGAGCAATGGCCCAATCCACCGGCGCATCTGACAGGCCATGCGCGAGAGGTGTGGCTTCACCTCGCGCCGGAGCTGCATCGTCTCAACCTGCTCACCGTTCTCGACGTCGGTCCGTTCAGCGCCTACTGCTGTGCCTATGCGCACTGGCAACAGGCCGAAGAGGCGTTGCAGCGCTCGGGCGAACTGACGATCAAGACTGCCGAAGGCCTTCCCCGGGTAAACCCGCTGGTGCGGATTGCCTCGCAAGCTATGGAGGACATGCGGCGGATTGGCGCTGAGTTCGGCTTATCGCCGAACGCGCGATTACGGTTAAGCGGCATCACCCCGCCGCCTCCACCGAGCAAGTTTGATGGGTTGCTGAAGTGAAGCGTCGGCCTCGGCGAGTCGCCATTATTTTCATTCGAGACACACGCAAAGTGAGTTCATCCTGATCGGATTGGGCCAGGACGAGGTAGCCGAGTTAGTGCCGGCGCAACAGGACTGCGCTGACTCTGGGAGCGATCATGTCGAGCTTTTCGGTCTGTTGGAATCGGGTCCGTTTGGAATGGCGCAAACACACTGAAGGCGCGCCGTGGGCTCAAGAGGCCGTCTTGTGCGAACGTGTTCTGCTTGAGGGCAAGCCGACGCTACGGATCGTTTGTCGGATTGCTCGCGTGTTCGAAGACCGGATCGACGAGACCAGCGAGCGCGACCGGTTCTGGCATGCCGTGCGGGCGCGGCTCGGCCGTTTGCATCGACTGGGTCCGCGTGATCGATGGGCCATCGAACGCGAGATCGCGAATAGGGTGCCCCTGCCGGTGTCATTGCAACCGCAACCGCCGAACACTGCGAGGGGTCACTGACGGCAATCATGCGACAACTAATCAGCCCTAATTTAGTTGTGTCAACAATTTAGCGGACGCTGCATCCTTCCGCGACTCCAGCGCCGTGATCCCGCCTGCAGCGAACGCTGCCACGGCCTTTAAGAGATCGCCCAGCTGGCGAGCCGCTCCTTGATCGAAACGCGCATAAGCGCCTCCTGTGCTCGCGGCGATACCTTTGAAGACGGACTCGGCAACCGGGTCCTTGCCATCCTGAAAAACGAACATCGGTACGCCGAGCTTCCTTGCCTTGCCCAGGACGAGGCCCTCGGATTCCTCAAATGCATCTCCGACGAAGACCACCGCAGCGACGCGTTCTTTGGTGTTCTCGCGGAATACGTGGGACAGAACCTTACCGATCTGCGTTATTCCACCCATACAGACCAAAGATCGCATTGCCTTGGCCAATTGCCTAGGGTTTGCCATCCAGTTCGAAGCCCGACATTCCTGGCCACGATAAAAGACGAGCTGCACATGTAACGTACCGAGATTCGCAACCTCGGCAAACATCTGTGCTTGCAGGTCACAAGCCATGTCCCAGGTCGGCTGCCTCGAGGCGGTCGCATCAAGCGCGAAGATCAATCGCGCCTGAACCGAAGTCTCGGCCCGCATCTGCACAAGGAGATCATTGAGCTCGCTCTGATTGGTCACTTTCATCTCGGAGCTGGTTTTTGTGATGTCGTTATCTGCCATCGTTTACTCCTGTCTCACGTCATACTTCACCTTTCTGTTCAGGTTCTGCAGCGGTTTGCGGCTGTTTGCTTAACTTTCTACTGAGCTGAGAAAATTTCGCAGATAGAAAAATGCGAAATAAATATAACGGTATGGAAATTAAGCTCGACCGCCACGAACCGCCGCAAAGTGCCTCCCTGTCATATCTTCACAAGGGAGTAGTGCGCTCTTTTCGTGTGCGAGTCCTGGCCTCTCACCAGCTGATAATCGCCCACGATGCGGCAGCTCTTGCGCAACCAATTGCCAAGACGTTCGGGCGAGATCTCGTTGCGGTTCTTGTCTCGCGCGATCCGCAACAGAAAGTCCCGGAGCGCCGGTGGATTGAACTTGCTCGGCGCATTGGCATCAGCGAGCTCGATAATGCGTGCGACCGTATAAGGCGTGTTGAGAGGGATCCGGTAATCCAGCCAGAGCTGATGAAATTCGGCGATCAGCAGTAATTCCGGATTCTCGGCGCGAACCTCGTCCATGCTCTGCCGCGGATCGCGTTCGCCTAGCCAGACCAGCGGCGAACGCACCATACTGGACCATGCGCCATAGGATCCTAGCGAATCACACACACTCGGTCTGCCGGCAGCGATATAGGCTCTAACGATCGTCAATGCGGCCGCAACGTAATCGGCCCGTCTGTTGTAGGCGAGTGCCAGCGTGTCGCGCCTGAATTCTCGCAGTTCCGGCCGTTCGCTCAACGCCTTGAGCTCACAGATCAGCCCGCGCCTCAGCATGTCCCCAGCGAATCCGATGCCGTTGCCGGTCGCAAAAACGGCTGTATGACACTCGCAGACCGGCATTTCGGAGCGGCCAAGAATTCGGACCGTTATCATGGAACGCTCGGTCAGCTGATTCAGAATCTGACCTTCGAGATCACGGGTACAGTTATCGAACGAAAAGATCTGGGCGCCGGCGAGCACCAGGGCGCCGACACGCTTCTCATTCTCCTCGTCACTCGAAAGGGTCGTCACCGGGCAGAGCTGACCCGTGACGATCATGGAGATGACGTCGACCAGCAGGCTCTTGCCGACGCCTGGACCGTCGCCGCGCACGAGGCACACTGGCGCGGTCGGCAAGCTTCCGCGCAACAGCGCGGCCAGGAGTCCGGCGAGCGCAACCGAAAGGTCGAGGTCTTTTCGTCTGAACGAAAACTCGCCGAACAGGTCCTTCAGCATGTCGAGCTTCGCCTGCGCCTCCGCCCTGGTCGGCTTATCCGGGATCAGTGGCAGCGCAAACCCAGGGACCAGGTAAAGCTCTGACCGTGCATCATAGCCCGGAGTGCACAAGAGGGTCCCATCAAACCGAAGCGTCGGGGTCGTTATGATCCCGCTGACAAGGGCAAATCCCCGCTGCCCCTCTCGCGACAACAGCATTCGCACCAGTTCACGCGTCGGATCGGCGGCCACCCATGCCTTCAGTCGCCGGTTGTACTTTTCGAAGATCGCGGATTCCGCGACCGGCAGGGTGAGTGAATCGGCGGTGAATGTCGCAAGCTTCGCCTGCATCGTCTTGCGCCCGTCGGCGGTCGCAACGGATTGGTGGAATGCCGGGTAGACCAAGATTCCGGTCCCGGCGCGCGTGTAGACCTCGGCGCCGGAATCGAGCAGGGCCTGCTCCGTCTCTTTGACGATATGCGGCAGTTGCCCGGCCTCGAGCCGAATCGTCGGAAGAACATGCGGCTGCGGATTGGGCTGTGGACCAGACCCCTGCCCACCGGTGTACCGCGGCGGTGGCGGAGGGGGCGGCGGCGACGAAGACGACGTGCCCGCCGTCGTGCCGGGCGTTTTGCCGTAGGACCGCCTGACTTCCTTCTCGAGCCGCTTCCGGTACTTTGCGCTTACGCCATTCGGATACCGCTTGAACAGTTCGACGATGTCCTCGACGCTCCAGCGCCGTTGCCCGAGCCGACGCACCACGCTCTGAAACAGCGCGGATCGTGACTTGTCGTTGCCGCGGCCATTGCCGCCATTCTTGATGTCGGCCATAAGGTCGGCCGGTAATGTTGATTCGTCCGGGTTGGTGGTGCTTCCGGTGCTGGTGCCGCCGGCGCTTGAGCCCGGAGCCATCGCCGCTGCCGGCGTGGCCGGCCTCGAGAACGCGGCGAGAAGCTCGTCGGGGTCCCAGAGGCGCCCAGTCTCCTCAATGATCCTGGTCGGCTCGACAGCTATTCTGCCGCGGGCCCGTTTCTTCGCATTCGGGTAATTCGGACTACCACCAATGCGGTAGAATTGCGTAATGACGCCGGTGTCGCCGTCTGCGCCGGAGCTTGCGCGCATCGCGTCGCCGATGACCTTGGCCTCGTCGGCGCAAATTGCACGCGACAAGAAAAACCAAAAGTGATGGTTCCCGGGCGACGTCTCGACTGTCAGGCTGGGGCGCATAGAGAGATTGCAGGCCTTGCTCTTGTCGGCGTCCGAGTCGACGACCAGAGCGAACACATAGTGGGTATCGTTGTGATCGCCGCGGCAGCCGCGGAGCCCGGGCCGCACCGTACGGGTCTCGACATACACGTTGAGATGCGCGGCGTCAGCCACCGCCGCCTCGATCATATGGGTGACGTCGTCGACCGCGAACGACTGCGTCAGCACCTTGTCGGAATCGAGCGGACTGATGCGGCAGAGATTGAGTACGCCGGGCGAGTTGGTGCCGGCCTTCTTGGTCAACTCCGCGATATGCCCGCTGATGATCTTCAGGAACCGCTCGATCTCGCCGGCGTCAACAATTGTAGTCATATTTTGCCTCCAGCCCTGCGGTAGATTTTGAAAATCAGCGCCGTTTGCTTTTCGGAGAACGACTTGCTCGGCGCGTGCCGCATCTGAATGGCCATGTCTTCGATGAAATTGCGCTCCCAGGAATTCAGCCGACTCAGATACTGGTGCGCGAACAACACGGCCGCCTCACAGGTCAGCTCATCGCTGTCGGCCGCACCGAATCCGATCGCCGCGTTCCGCGGCATCTTCTTGCGCTCGTCCTCGGCGCCCTTGCTGTAGCCGTCCAGCCACGCCTTTTTGTAGAACTCGGCGTTGGCGCCGGCGCCGTTCTCCTCGAGCTTCTGGATCGAATCGGCGAGATCATGGATATCGGCACAACGCGATTTCAGCGTCGCCCTGATCAGGCGAACGGCCGTCAAAACCTCGTCGTCCTGGTCGGAGGAGAGCCGACGGATAAGCTTGACTAGCTTGCTGCTCTTGTCTCCGCGGCCTTTGTCTTCGTCACTCATCTCCAGCATCTCCCCTTGTGTGGGCAGATGTTGCAATGGAAGTTATCGCGATTGTTGGCGACGCGCGGCAGCAACTCGCCGGCACGGGTCGCGGCAATGATCATGGCCGCGCGGTCGGCCCAGTATTGTGCAACCTGCGCATTGAAGGGCACAACGAAGTGCAAGAGCTCGCAGGTGTCGGCATTCGCCGCTGTGAATAATACGGGATTGGTTCGATTCAAATGGCGCTGATAGACCGACACTTGCGCCGCGTATTTGGGGAAGGTCTTTATAAGACCATCTTTTGCGACGGCGCGCCAATTTTTGCCGTTGAGCGCCTTGCACTCCCAAAGGCACGGGTAGGCGAGATGCGCGTCAGGCAGATCCGGGCCGGCGAAAATCAGCCCGTCGGCGTGGCCGCGGAAATTGCGGTCGAGCGCCGTGAACTCGAGGTCGGCCGGATTGGTCGAGAACTTGAATCCGGCCTCGATCAATTGCTCGCGCGTTCGAAACTCAAAGAAGTGGCCACGCTCGAAAATTCTCCTGACGCGCGCCGCGAGCTCGGGCTTGCACCACCAGTCATATTGAATTCGCCTCGCGCAGTCATCGCCGATGGCGCTGGCACCGAGATAGGGCCGCGGCAGTTCAGGCATGCTGGTGCGCTCAATCAACGCGTTGATCCCGACGTTGAAGGGTTGATCGGTCAGGTTGGTAATGTTGAAGTCGGGCATCTTATCGTGACCTTGGCTTACTGTGACTTTGGCGCGTAGCGGATGGTCGACTTCGACGCTGTTCGCCACGGCACCTAGCCCCACAGGAACCGCGCGCTGTTTTCTTTCGGCGACTTGTTCTTGCCGGGCATGTCATACCACTTGATGCACCTGGTCAGGATGATCTTGCCCGCGAACTTGGAACAACGACCGAACAGGCCTCGGCGAGTCTTCGCCGAATCGAAATCTGCCGGCAGCAACATCGCCATGAAGCCGGAATTCATTTGGACTAGACCGATCTCGATGAACAAGACGCCGAGCCGACCGCGGTGGCCCAGCGGCGGATTCGTGACGACCGCATCGAAGTCCTCGACGGCGCCGTTGCAGCGTGCATCAAACTGAAATTCGAGCTGCGTCGACCGCGTGAAATCGACGAGACCGTTAAGTTGCTCGTAGCCACGGTCCTCGATATCGGTTGCGTAGACCTCGGCGCCGGCGGCTTTCAGCGCCTCAGCCATACGGCCGTCGCCACATGCCGGCTCGAGAATGTAGAGGTCCTTGATATCGATGTGCTCGGTCAGCGCCTCGATGACCCACGCAGGGGTCGGATAATAGTCACGTTCGATACGCCGATAACCGTTCTCGTGCTTACCCATGATGATGATGTCCTGGTCGATGACGTTCCCGGTCAAAACGGAATCTGGTCGTCCAGCTTGGTTGCCTCCTGTGTCACGCCGCGGCCGGAGAGATCGCGGGCGCGCATTGCCGGCTCAATCAACTTGATTGCCTCAAGCAGGAACTTCGTCATGGTCGCTTTGGGCCACGCATTCAGGGGCTCTGACCAATCGATGTCGGAGCAAGCCTCGGCGAGCTCGGGCAGGATCGCGATGATCGCGCCGGCGTCCCACGGATCCGGCGTAATGTGCGTATTCCGGATCGTGCGCTCGGCCTCGATGCCCTCTGCGCTTGCCTGTTCCGCGCGCGTCGCGATCCAGCCAAAGATGATCGCCGCGGCGAAGTAACCCCATTCCTGATCGGACAGCCCACCTATTGGCGTCGCCGGCGGAATCACCCTGCCGACCATCTTGCGCGCTTCGGCAACGGCATTCGCGGTTGCCCGCCTTTGCCATGCGTCCGCGATGGCGCTCGCCGAAGGTTCGCGAAATTGAATCCTGGGCTTGCGCATGACCTTAGTCCTCCGCCCATTTGGGCTTCTGGACCGGCATAGGCGGCACGACTGGAGCGTTGGCCGGCGCCGCGGCCGAGGGCGCAGATTGCACCTGAGCGACCGGACCGTATTTGCCCCAGTCCGGATGATCGTTGGTGATCACGCCGGCGAGCACGTTCTTGGGCGGATAAGTGTTGCCGTTCTCAGTCTTCTCGCCTTCGATCCCAGCGACCGCGATGAAGCGTAGGCCGTCGAAATCCTGGTAGTCACGGTCCCTCCTTGTGCGCGCCTCGGCGCTCGTCACGTCCTTCGGGTCGATGTCGAAGGCTGAGTCGAGAATGCTCTTGAGCTTGCCGTGGCTGATCGCCGTGGCCCGTTCCTTGGTCGGATCGACAATGAAATTGTTGTAGAAGACCTTTTGCGCATGCTCGCCGCTCACCACCGTGAACTTGCACTTGAGCATCTCGGTGCCGGTGGTGGCCCGCGAGAGCTCACCATGTTGACCGGCGCCACCACCGATAACGCTCATCTGGACGACGACGGGCGTGTTGTCCGGAATCAGACCGTTGAATCCGCCGGACGCATCAGAGAAATTAATGGGCATTCTGGCCTCCATGGTTGATAAGAAGCTTGTCGAGTAACGCGCCAAGATCCGGCTTCTCATACAGATCGAGGCGCCCCGAGCGATCCTTGCTCGGGTAATTCCAGGGGTTTGGTTGATTGCAGATGAAGGCACGCACCAGCTTGGCATCACCGAAATCGGCAAAGGCCAGGACGATCACCTCGTCGACGACTGCCGGGAGTTCGCGCGAAAAGCGTTGGCCTTCGGTTTGAAGGCCCCACGTCGCAACTCCGAGATTGTCGACGCTACGCTCGAGGACGCAGGTCATGATGATGTTGCGCCGGCGATCGCGTTGCAGCCGGCTTAACCAGGCGATCATCTGCCGCGCATGAAGACCATAGGCACCGCGCAAGTCCTTGCGACCGTGGCTGAACGCCTCGGGTTGCCGCTCGGCAAAGGCGAACGAGCGCCGTGAAACATCAGTCAAGGAATCGATAACGACAGTCTCGTACGTCGCGAGCTTTGCGCATTCCGGTTTCGCGATGAGGACGTCGTAGCGTGCCTTCGAATAGGGCTCCGATGGCGCCTGTACCAGGTCGGGGCCGCCGAGGATAAGGGCGATGTCGCGCAGCTCCTCCCAGGTCGGCTCGTGAATAGCGTGTATGGGAACATCGGCAATCGCCAGGTCGCCGGATTCGCAATTGATTAGGAGGGACTTAGTTAGCCTCTCGCGGAGCGTCCTTGTTTGCGACGTCTTACCAATGCCGGGAATGCCAGCGAGGCAGATTGTAACGCCGCGCTGTTCTTGCGCCCGTTGGTCGATGGTAACGATCTGCACGACATTCCTCCCATGTGTAAGGCAAACGGCGCGTGCCCCACACAGGAGAGGGGCGCCTTTTAATTGTTGGCGACTAGTTGTTGGCGACTCAGCTGCAACCTCTGAAGCGGCGATCTTTCCGAAAGGTCGTGAGTTCGTTGGAGCGTGCTTAGGGTGCTTTCGATTGAATGGCGTCGCCGGCCCTAACGGCGCGGCCGGCGAAGCCAAGGCCTTTCCGGATCAGTGAGCCTGATGATGAGCTTCGACTTGGGCTGCGACAGCCAAGATCTTGTCGACGCCGGCTTCATGCACCATGGCGAACAGGACGCTATCGTCCAGCTTGCCGTTAGTGGTGGTCGGCTTCGACAGTGACGGTATCTTCGGTGCGCGGCTCAGCGCCGAGAGATTGATCCACCAGATCTCGCCGGATGCGATCGCGTGGCGCTTCTCCGGCGGCATCGCGCGGACCACACGAATATAGGTCTCGTTGACACCAAACCACTCCGCGAGCTGACGAGCGGTCGGGACGAGATCCACGTCGCCCTCGAGGATGCAGGCCAACTTGGCGGCAAGCTGGCGCTTGTCCAGATGCTGGCGCAGTAAGCTGAGTGCGGATTGTCTGGGGCGTCCAGTTGCGGACCCATTCGCGTTTATGTTAGTCATCAACACACTCCTCTGGCCTTTCAGGTTTTGAAGACGGGCCCGATGTTCGTAGCGTCGGGCTCGTTCACCGTTTGCGGCAAGACCGGAGAAATCCGCAGACGGCTCTCCGCGCATTCGCGCGAAAAACTGGATTAGGCGGCGGCCTTTTTCTTCCTCGCCGCGGTCGCAGCTGAAATTCCAAAGACGGCGTTCGTCGGATCGTTGCCCAAGGCTCTGAGCAGCATGCGGAGGCAGACCATGGCCTCGGCGAGGTCGGCGGCTGCAGCTGTTTCTGATGCGTCCGGCGCATCGGCGGTCCTGACGTGCGACAGCGCCTTCTTGAGCAACATTGTGCCCTTGCTGTCCGGATTGCTGGCGGCCTTTTCGACGCGGACGAGGTCGCGTATCCGACGATAGAAGGCCAGGGACATAGCCAGTCGGAATTCTTCTATGCCGATCTCGTCCAGGAATTCAGTGCGCGCCGCCTCTGACTCGCGCTTCCAATGCTTCACGAGAGTCTCTCTGTCTTTGGGCGACTTGTTCGAGGGGGTCTGCTTGCGGATCATGCGCAGGGCGGCATAGATCGAAGTGTGTCCAGACCTGTGGACACTTTCCTCATATCGAGCGAGCAGCATGTAATTATACATCGTCGACTTCTTCAGGCCGTTCTGCCTCAGCCAACGGCGGAAGCGACGAGGGATGCACTCGTTGACTTTATTGCCGTGCTTGCCGGCTTCGATCGCGTGATTGATGCGGTCGAGGCCGGCGAGATCGGCGGCGGCGCATTCGCGCTGAATGATCGCAGCCTCTTCATCGAGCTTGACGTCGACGGGCGGGGTGTCGATATAAGCCACGTTCGGATCTCTTCACTTTGGTCGGTGGTAGGGAGACGAAAATAAAAGCCGGCCTCCGCCTCAACGGGGTGCCGGCTTCTCCTTTTCGAGGTCGTAATATGTGACGGTCGCGCGACGGGTCTTGCTGCGAATCCTGTTCGGGTTGAAGTGAGGATCAGCTTCCGCGAGTGCGTTCTGCCAGCGAACAATATCGCTGGCGAACCATGCGACTCGATTTGGTGAAATGTGAACGGGCCGCGGGAAAAGCCCCTTCTTGATCATGTTGTAAAGCGTGGCGCGCTTGAACGGCACCAGAGCCAAGACTTCCGCCTCGATCAACATCTTCTGCGGCTCAAGCGAGGGCTGCTCGTCCGAAATGGCCGTGCTCGTCAGCTGTTCGTTGCGGTCGTAAATCATAGGGCGGCCGATTGCTTGAAGGGGAATTAGCTTGCGTTGGAGAGCATCAGCGCGTCTTTGACGCGCATGCCAAGGCGGCGCGGGCCCAGCTGGATGATGCGGTCGCGGTCCGTGCGGAGGAGCGTCTCAACCGACACGCCGCGCAAGCGCGCCGCCTCTGCCAGAGGCGCGATCCGCTCAAGCTCGATCTGGGTGAGAGCAATTTCGGTAGACATCGGATCGGACCTCCACTTGCGCCGCATGAGATGGCTTGCGTGCGTCTTTAGTGAAGGTACGCCTGAATTTTCGAATCCCGCCCCGCATCATACGCGGCGCGGAAGATGCGGAGGCTGCGGAAGATGCGGAAAAGTTCCCCTCTAAGAGGACAGCTCCTTTCGAACACGGTCAATGACGTCTGGAGATGGGTACGGCTTATCGTCCATTCCGGCTTTCTTTCCGGCTTCGCTTGTCAATTCTTCGATGATGGCTTTTTCGAGCGTGCTCGTGTACACGCTCGGAATCTGGCCATCGGGAAACTTGCGTCGAAGCGCCCACCGCACGCGATCCGATTGAGGTTGCCTTCTCTTCTCAGGCTCGTGCTGTTGCCGCGACGCCGTCGCCGATGCCGGCAGCAGAGCGCCTATCTCATCGGCGTCGAATTCGAACGTGTAGGCCATCGGATCCCAGCCGATGCCGCCAGCCGGCACGGCATCGAGGTGCGGACCATCCACTTCCTCTTTGGCCACCATGACCAGCGAGGTCGAGCTGAATGACGCGGGCACCAAATTCCCGTTGCACCAGAGCCGGCAATAACGGCCGCGAACCCAGTTCGTGAAATCCTGCGCGATCCTGTCGATTGCCCAGTCCGGCCGCAGAGAGAGTATCAGGTTCAATGCACCGTTCAGCGAAATGGAGGAACTTGGACCAGGTGTTGTGCTATGTTCGGTATCAGTCTCGGCCATCGGCTTGCTCCGCTGGCATCGGGATTAGGGCCATCGCTGACGTTCACAGCGTCACGATGGTCCGAGATTAGCAGAGACGTGAACTTCCTTCAAAACCCGAAACGGCGACCGGGTCACCTCGGCCGCCGTTCGGTTTCCATCAGATCGACTTTTAGGCGACGGCCTTCATGTCCTCATCCGAAGACTCCACGTCGCCGACGATTTCACGCAAGGCCGCGGCGACACCGTCGAGGACCATGCGTTTCTCAGTCAGACGCCGGCTCAAGTTGTAGACCTTTCCGGTCACACTCGGCAGACGCGCGCCGTTTTCGTCGCGCTTGGTCATGTGATCAAGGCACTTGGCAATCGCGCCGTCGCTGAAGCCAAGATCGCCGGCCAGCGTTGCGCTCGTTCTCCTGAGATCGTGCGGCGTGAACGGCTTCAAGCCGAGCAGATCGCAGATCCCGGCTGTCCGCACGGAGCCGTCGCGGTTCTTGGAGCCGCGAAGGGCCGCAGACATGCTCTTGCGTTCGAGTGGACTGTCACCGCCGAAGCGGCCGGCGAAGACGAACGTCTGCTTGTCGTTCGTGATGGCCTCCTTGATGAGTTCGACGGCGAGGCTCGACAAAGGCTGTTGAATGGGCCGCCGACGCTTCACGCGCACCGTCGGGATGTCCGCGCGCGGATGCGTGCCATCCAGGTCAGCCAGCTCACTACAACGCATGCCGAGCAGCTCCCAACTTCTCAACATGGTTACAAGGCAGAGCTTGAGACCGAGCCGCGTGCGACGATCCCATGGCATATCGGCGCGGTCGAGGCCATGCCAGAGGATCTTGATTTCGTCGGCCGACAGGACGCGGCTGCGCGGATGCTCATGCGGCAGCTCCGGGAGGTTTGCCGTCGGGTCGCATGATGGCGGGACATAGTCCTGCCCCGGCTCCCGGGCCCAGCGATACAAGCCGCCGATGGCCCGCCGCGCGTGGCGGGCGTTCGCAATGGACAGCTTACCGCCGTGCGTGCCAGTCATGATGGCGTTCAACAGCGTCGCGACATCGGACGGCGTGACATCGGCGGCGAGCCGCTTGCCGAGCGTCGGGACCACAAGACGGCGGAGATGGCTCGCTACATTGCGCCAGCTCTCGATGATCGGACGCATCTCACCGTCCGCCTTTCGCTCCAGTTTCTGCATGAAGGTGATGCGACGCTCTGCGAGATCGCTGACGGTCTTGCCCTGCTTCACCTTCAGCGTCTTGGCGCGGCGATCCTGTCCGAAGACATCCTCGCCTTTCGCCAGGCGTACCCGCACCGCGTAGGATGCGGCGCGTGCGTCATCGACCGTGAAGAGATCGCGGACATACGGCTGAAGCCGCAGGCACCGTGACTTGCCGGCGAAAGGATCGTGGGCCTGCAAAAAGAAAGTGGCAGCGCCGCTCGTGGTGATGGAAACGTAGAGGCCATCGACTTTCGAGTCGTAGAACTTGGTGCGCTCCTCGACGCGCCGCTCGCAAAGGCGGTTGGTCAATAGGATGCGTGCCTGACGGCCGCGGCGGGACTCAATGGCGGGGCCATCGCCGGTGGCGACCGGGACGGCATTCGTGATAGGCTGCAACAT